TCCGATCTATCATTCGCACAATTTTTCTTGACCCTTGATTATTGAGGTAGCCATGGAAACGGTAAAAATCACAGCATTTAGGCTCAACAAAGACAATCCGCGTTTGATCCGGGACGGGAAATTCCGTTCCCTTGTCGAATCCATCAAGCGGGACCCGGAATTCCTCGAAAAGCGGGGCATTGTCCATGCGGACGGGGTGATCCTCGGCGGCAACCAGCGTTACCTCGCCATCAAGGAGGCGCTGAAGGATGACGCTTTCCGATCATCCCTCGGGCTTGACAAAGGCTTGATCCCCGCCTCATGGGTACAGGACGCCTCCGATTGGCCGGAGGAGAAGCGGCGGCGATTTGTCATAGTTGACAATGGGGCATGGGGGGAGTGGAATATGGATGCCCTCAGTTCATCCTGGGCCGATCTACCGCTTGCTGACTTTGGGGTTGATATTCCAGCGGATTGGCTGAAAGAACCGGAGGCAGCGGTAGAGGACGGCGAAAGCCAGCAGCAGGAAAAGCCTGATATTATTATCTGCCCAAAATGTGGTCATGAATTCTCAGCCTTGAAAGAAAAAAAGGAGAAATAGCCATGGCATCAGGCGGTTACAGACCAGGCTCCGGGCGTCCGGTGGGGGCACGCGACAGCAAGCCCCGGACGGTGAAGAAGGGCAAGCGGCGGGCGAAGAAGCCAGCACCGCCTCCCGAGATGACGGAAAGCGACAAAATCCGGCAGCTCTTATCTATCGGCGCGAAGGCGAAGGCGAAAATTTACAATGACTTTTTGAGGCGACTGAGCCAGGGCGGGGACTTGTCGATTGCCGAAAAGAAGCACATGGCCCAGCTCGGCGCGGAGCTGGCGGCGGAGATGGGACCGGAGGAAGCGAAAAACGCCGCCGCAGAGAACCTCGACCCTCTGACCTACGGACTGCGGGTTATGAATGACCCGAACGAGTCAAAGGACAGGCGGGACCGGATGGCTATTGCGCTACTGCCCTACACAACGGCGCGGGTAGGGGAGAAGCAGGGCAAGAAGGACGAGAAAAACGAGGCGGCGCGGCGGGCGGGGCAAGGCAAGTTTCAGGCAGGCAGGCCGCCGATTAGTGTAGTGAAATAATCCTTGACTAAGTTACTTATAAGGGGTACATAGGAACCATGAAAACATCAATCAAAAAAATACATTGTAAGAGGTGCGGTCATGAATGGTTTCCAAGAATCCCTGATGTTCGACGTTGCCCCGGTTGCAAGTCCTATTATTTCGACAGACCCCGGAAGGCAAAAAAAGAAATGCACGAAATGCGGAGAGGAAAAACCGGCGACAACTGAGTATTTTCACAACAACAGGGGCGGGAAATATGGTCTTCGGGCAGTGTGCATCCCTTGCTGGCGGTCATATACCCGCCAGCTCATAAAGAGACCGGAAACAGCAGAAAAAAGAAAGAAATATTCCGCCCAATATGTGGAGTCTGGGCGGCGCGCAAAGGCCCAGAGGGAATGGAGAAAAAAGAACCCTGCGAGCGCGAAGGCCTCTGCTGTTAAGTGGAAAAGTAAAAACAAGGAACATATCCGGGAAATGGCGCTTAAATGCCGAGAACGCAACCGGGCGGCATATAGGGAGAAGCAACGAAGGGCAGATGCAAAACTTCAAACGCAACCTTATCACGTTATCAAAAAACGGCTAAAGGCGAGATTGAGGCAAATGCTCAAAGGGACCGTTCTTGGTTCGAGCGAAAAACTTTTCGGGTTCACGCGTGACGAACTCTTGAAACACATTGAGGGAAGATTTACGGACGGGATGTCATGGGAAGCGTTAATCAGGGGCGAAATTCATATTGACCATAAGAGGCCAGTTTCATCTTTCAATATCACATCAATAGACGATCCTGATTTCAATATCTGCTGGGGTTTGGATAATTTGCAGCCCCTGTGGGCAAGAGACAATTATCTCAAAGGCGCAAAGATAAATGGCTGATAATGCTAAAACATGGAGCACGAAATGCTTGGACTGGGAACGCCGCGTCATGGCGCGTGAATCCCTGATACCTCCGCCGATCTTCCCGGCAGAGGCGGACGCGGCTCTGGCCGTGTTTAAGGAATTGCGGCTTGTCGATGTCCTGAATCGCCCGACCTATGGCGAGGTTGGCCGGCAGTGGGTATTCGACTTCGTAGCGGCGGTGTTTGGGGCGTATGATCCGGACGCGGGGCGGCGGCTCATCCAGGAGTTCTTTCTACTAATTTCCAAGAAAAATTCCAAAAGCTCCACTGCGAGCGCCATTATGATGACGGCGCTTTGCCTTAATTGGCGGGATTCTGCTGAATACCTCATTCTTGCGCCGACTGTGGAGGTTGCAAATAACAGCTTTTACCCGGCTCGGGACATGGTAAACGCAGACGATGAACTGGGCGACCTGATGCACGTCCAAGATCATCTCCGGCAGATCACACACCGGACAACCGGCGCAATGCTGAAGGTTATCGCTGCGGACAATGAGACCGTGGGTGGCAAGAAAGCAACGGGCATCCTGATCGATGAGGCCTGGTTATTCGGCAAGCGTGCGAACGCCGAGAACATGCTCCGGGAGGCGTGCGGGGGGCTGGCGTCCAGACCTGAAGGCTTTGTGATCTATCTCAGCACTCAGAGCGACGAGACCCCGGCGGGTGTGTTTAAGCAAAAGCTGGACTATGCCCGTGGCGTCCGGGACGGGAAGATCAACGACCCGGCCTTCCTGCCAGTCATTTACGAGTTCCCTGATTCAGTCCTGAAAGAGAAAAAGCACCTTGATCCGAAGTATTTTTATGTGACTAACCCTAACCTGGGGGCGTCCGTTGATGAGGCTTTTATCCTCCGTGAGTTCAAAAAAGCGGAGAATGACGGCCCGGCGTCCATGCAAGGGTTCCTTGCGAAGCACCTCAATGTCGAAATGGGGATGAACCTCAAAACACAGGCATGGGCGGGAGCTACCTTTTGGGACGCGGCAGCGGGCTCCGTCACCCTCGACACGATTCTCGAACGCTGTGAGGTCATCGAGGTCGGCATTGACGGCGGCGGATTGGACGACCTCTTGGGCTTTGCTGTCCTTGGCCGGGAATCTGAAACGGGAAACTGGCTCCTCTGGGCTCATGCCTGGGCTCATGAAATCGCCCTTGAGCGCCGGAAATCCGAGGCCCCGAAGTATCGGGACTTTGAAAAGGATGGGGATTTGACCATCGTCGCGGAAGTTGAGCAGGGCATCCGGGAAGTCGGTGACATCGTCCGCAAAATTGACGCCTCGGGCCTGCTTGACCGTATCGGCGTTGACCCCTCCGGGACGGGGCTCATTGCCGATGAACTTGAAAACGGCGACGAAAAAGGGGAAGGCAAGATCGATCATGACCGGATCGTCGGAATCTCTCAGGGCTGGCGGCTCAACAGCGCGATCAAGACGATGGAAGTCAAGGTTGCTTCCCGGTCGATCCTCCACAGCGGATCACGGATGATGCAATGGTGCGTCGGGAATGCCAGGGTCGAACCGAAAGGAAACGCGATCCTGATCACCAAGCAGGCCAGCGGGACGGGTAAGATCGACCCGCTCATGGCGGGGTTGTCGTCGGTGGCGTTGATGGCCATGAATCCGGAGGCGAAGAGTACGAAAAGCATGTTTGACTCCATGTCTCAGGAAGATATCACGAAACGGATTGCATTTTAGGGAGGGGGTGCGATGTCTTATGATCTACCGGATAAGGATTTATTGCGGCCCGATGAGGTAGCGAAATTCTGGCGGGTATCCGTCAAGACGATTTATCGCTGGATTGACATTGGCATCATGCCCGGCGTGAAGAAGGGCGGGACGGTGCGGGTGCCGAAGGAAGAAGCGGAAAAGGGCGGGATTGAATGAGCCATGTACATACATGTCTTGTTCTATGGTGAGGGCAACCTGTTCGGGTATGTTCTCTAACGCCTTACGAGGGGGAATTATGAAACGACAGCATCCGACAGACCCGAATTATAAAAGAAACGACAGAGGGAAGTTTGTTGAAACGAGACGCCATCCTGAAAACCATGATTTATACTGGTGTCCGGGGTGTAGCACTTATCTTCCCCGTAATGTGTTTGTAAAGGATAAAAAGCGAACCGTTAGGTCATATTGTAAAAAGTGTTCCGCTGCAAGGTTGCGGGTTTATTTAAAAGATAATCAAGGTAAGAAATATCAATATGATAAAAAGTGGAGGGAACAACACCGAACATTTTGTAATATAAAAAGCAAGTCATGGGCAGACAACAACCCAGAAAAACGCCGTGAATCATTGAAGAAATCAGCAGAAAGGAATCCAAAAACAGAAGAGCAGAAATTACGTGATCAAATATTCTGTTGGGCAAGGAGAAACGGTATAGATATGTCTATCGACCTGTTAAAAATAAAGCGCCAACAAATCATCATGAAACGCACCTTAAAACAACTAAAAGAATGGAGGAAAGAGCATGAATCAGATCGTGACGTTATTTCAGGAAAGCAACGCAAGGATGAAGCGGTTAATGAAGTCAATCGAGGGCGTGAAGAAACCGGACATGGAGGTGATAGCGGCCTGCCAGCGGGAATGTGAAATACAGGTTAAGACTCTTAACTCAATAGCGTCATTCTACGGAATCGCGTCGAAAAACAAGCGCACCATGCAGGGACTTGAACGGATGAATATCATGGATGATCAGATCGCTATCGACATGGGGCTCGGTGATCCGGAAATCGACAAGGTGAAATGCCCTCTGCAAGACAACCTCATCACGCGGTCAGAATGCCTTGACTACTCCGGGCACCACTATGAAGACTGCTCCGGCTGTGAGATCGGCAAGGCGACAAAAGACAAACTCATCCCGGTTCAATAACCAAAATCAGGGGGCTTCGGCCCCCTTTTTTATAAATTCTGTCTCATCCTTCCCCATCCTTCTTAGACTTTCCCGAATTTATTTCACATCATCCCATCAAAAGAGCGACCCATCTCGAAAGTGAGTGACCCCTATGCGTTAGATGCGAGGCGGCCCATGTCCGATTGGAATAACGGCAGATACTACGTAACGACCCGGCAAGACCTTGTCCGGGTAACAAAAACCATTAAAAACCTGTCTGTTACGGACGATAAGGCGTGGAATAGCACGCTTTGGCGGCTCATCGGTTCAAGAACGCAGTCCGGAGAACAGGTGGACGAATCAACGGCCTTGACATATTCGGCGGTATGGGCGGCGGTTCAACTCATATCGTCAACGGTCTCCACCCTCCCCCTGCACCTACTCACAAAAAAGCAGCGAACGACCTCAAAAGTCACCGAAAACCCGCTTTATTCAGTCCTTCACGCCCGCTTCAACCCCTACATGACTGCCCAGATAGGGCGCGAAGTGATGACGGCGCACATCCTGACATGGGGCAACTGCTATGCGGAAATCATTCGTGACCAGCTCGGCGCCGTGAGGGAGCTGTGGCCCATCGGTCCGGACAGAGTAACGCCGGAGATGTCTGACGGGGGAGTCGTTTACCGGGTCCGGGTAGGCAGCGAGACAAAAATCCTCCCGCGCGAGCGCGTTTTACATATTCCCGGCCTCGGATATGACGGCTTGATTGGCTATTCCGTGATCGCAATGGCCCGGAAGTCCATCGGCCTCGGCATGGCGATGGAGACTTTCGGAGAGCGATACTTCGGCGCAGGCACCCACCCCGGCGTGATCGTATCCCATCCCGGCCAGCTCAAGGACCCCACTAAACTGCGCGACTCCCTGGCGGCCTCATACTCAGGATTAGGCCAAAGTCACCGTTTAATGCTCTTGGAAGAGGGCATGAAGCTCGAAAACATCGGCATCCCGCCGAACGACAGCCAGTTTATTGAGTCAAGAAGTTTCCAAATCCCCGAGATTGCCCGCTGGTTCAACTTGCCTCCCCACAAGCTGAAAGACCTTACGAAGTCGTCATTCTCGAATATCGAAAGCGAACAGATAAGTTTCGTGACTGACTCCATCCTTCCCTGGCTGGTCCGCTTTGAACAGCATTACAA